CCGACGAATATCTGTCTAACGAGTGAGATTTGAGGCTGGTGTGAGCCGAACTCCTCGGATTGCGAACCTCAACAGCCTGAAACGGCTGGAAGACACGTCGGAAGGGCCGTGGCGGCGTTGGCGGACGAGGAGCAGGTCGGCGAGGGCGATCCGGTTCATCGAGTCGTACTGCCCGCCGCCGAAGGGGTTCGGTGCGGGCGAGAACCTGCGGCTGGCCGGGTTCCAGAAGGAGCGGCTCGAGGAATGGCTCGAGGACGGGGTCAATTCGGCGGCCATGTCGGTGGCCCGGGGTAACGGGAAGTCGACCTTCCTGGCCGCCGTCGGGTTGTGGGCGCTGTTCGACGCCGACGCCGCCGGTGGGGCCCCGCAGGTCCCCGTGGTCGCTACCACGCTCATGCAGGCGGTCAGGAGCGTCTACGGGGTGGCCCTGGCGATGATCACGGCCAGCGAGCCGCTCAGGGGCCGGTCGATTGTGTACCAGTCGATCGGGAACCAGAAGGTGGTGGTGCCGACGACGGGCGGCGAGATGTTCGCGGTGTCGAACGACGTGGACGGCCTGCAGGGCCTGGACCCTTCGCTGGCGATCTGCGACGAGATCGGGTTCATGCCGATCGAGTCGTGGGACGCGCTGCTCCTCGCCAGCGGGAAGCGGCCCCGGTCGTTGGTGGTGGGGATCGGCACGCCCGGGTTCGACAAGGACAACGCGTTGTGGCATTTGCGGGAACGGGTCCGGTCCGGGGTGGTGTTGCCCGGGTTCCGGTTCACGGAGTACGCCGCCGACGATGGTTGCGACATCACCGACGAAGAGCAGTGGGCGAAGGCGAACCCGGCTTTGAGCGCGGGTTATCAGAACATCGACGCCTTCCGCACCGCGGTGGTGCTTTCCCCATCCGGCCATTTCCGGATCTTCAGGTTGGGTCAGTGGGTCGACGGCACGGAATGCTGGTTGGGGGTGGACGGCGGCCGCGAATGGGACGTGCTCGCTTCCGCCCGGGAGCTGTCCGTCGGTGAGCCTGCCTGGTTGGGTGTCGACGTCGGTCTGAAACGGGACTCGACCGCGGTGGCGGTGGCGCAGCAGCACGCCGACGGGCGCTGGCACGTGAAGGTCAGGCTGTGGATCCCGACGGCCGACGAAGCCGTGGACGTCACCGACGTGATGCAACACATCCGGGAGCTGGCCGCCCTGGTCGACGTGCAGGGCGTGTCGTACGACCCCCGGTTCTTCGACGTGCCGGCCAAGATGCTCGAGGACGAGGGTCTACCGCTGATTGAGGTGCCCCAGTCGGTGGAACGGATGACGCCGGCTGTGGGTTCGACGTTCGAGCTGATCAAACGGGGCGGTCTCACCCACGACGGCGATCAGGGGGTCACCACCCAGGTGTTGAACGCGGTGGCGCGCTACAACGACCGTGGGTTCACGCTGGCGAAGGGGAAGTCGCGGGGTCGGATTGACGCGGCGGTCGCGATGTGCCTGGCGTTGGATTTGGCGTTGCGTCAGGAACGGCCGGTCGGGGATCAGGTGTTTTTCGGATGACCGAACCCGCACAGTCCGCCGATACTGCTCGGGGGAAGGGCGGGATTATGCGCCGCGGTTTAGTCGCACCTGACGTCCTCGGGATAGCGGTCGAGGCCTACGGCCACTTACCGCCGAAGGGCCTGACAACCGTTGCTGGGCCTAGAGAACAGTATAAAATACCGACCATAGTATTGTTACATCCGGTATACACCGAGTTAACTCGGACCATAGTATGACCAGCGCTCAGCGGGTCAGGGTCATCGGTGGTCCCTGGAAGGAACGCATCGGCTGTCTCGGGCACATCGTTGAGCCGACGCCCGAATGGCAGCAGGTCTACCCCTTCGTCGGACTCCAGGCCCACAAGGCCATCATCGTTCTGGACGACGATCCGCTGTCCTGTCGCAACCTCGGATGCGAGCACGAGTCCGGCTCGGCCATGTGCACCGAGAAATGGGACCCCCGCTGGAGTTGCGTCATCAACCGCCGGGACTTGGAACGTCTGGAGACCCCGCACATAACGCCGCCCGAAGACGGCGAAACCCTGCATCAGTACGACGGTTGTCAGGAGGGGTCATGAGCGGCCCGAAGGGTGAGCTTCCTGGCTCCCCGCCCAAGAAGGCGCAGGCTGTTCCGCCCACCCCGCCGCCCGACCCGCACGTTCCCGCTGGCGGACCGTGGACCCGACATGGCCATGCCGTCCCAGGCGTCACCGTGGCCGGTTCTGGCCGCCCGCCAGTCGCTCGATGCGGTGGTCCTGGCCTCTGCGCTCCGTGTGCCCTCGACGCCCAGCGATTGCTACGTATCGACGGTACTGGAACCAGCAAATGAGGTGGTTGAAAAGAAAGAAAGCGCCTGTGCGGACTACCAGAAAGCTCGAATACGGTGATCACAATCGACCATGTACATGTCACGGCCCTGGTGACGACTGGTACGAAATCACTGGCGAGAAGCGTTCCGGGGTGCAGATGATCGACGGGTCAACGTGACGCCGTACTACGACGACGGACAGTCGACGATCTACCACGGCCACTGCCGCGAGATCCTGCCCGGGCTGGAGGGCGTGACGGCCATCGTCAGCGATCCACCGTACGGGATGGCCTGGGACGGCAAAATCACCCGCGGCCCAAACGGCACCGGCTCGAAACTCCCCACGAGACACTGGGACGTTCCAGTCGTCGGCGACGACGAGCCGTTCGACCCGACGTTCCTGCTCACCTTCCCCGAAGTCCTCCTGTGGGGCATGAACCATTACCCACAACACCTAGAGCGCGGGACGCTCCTCGTTTGGATCAAGCGTTACGACGACGGGTTCGGCAGCTTCCTCAGTGACGCCGAGGTGGCGTGGTTCAGTCGTGGTCATGGGGTCTACTGCCGCCGAGACACGTCCCTGCAGGGCGAGAGTCGTATGCGATATCACCCGACGCAAAAGCCGGTGCCGCTCATGGAGTGGTGCATCGGGTTTCTTAAGTCGCCAGGCGTAATTGTGGATCCGTTCGCTGGTTCTGGTTCCACGCTGGTGGCGGCGAAGAACCTCGGGCGGCGAGCTATAGGGATAGAGGTCGAGGAGCGCTACTGCGAGGTCGCCGTTAAGCGGCTCGCCCAAGAAGTCCTCGACTTCGGAGGGGCCGCATGATCCGCATGACCGAGCCGATGCCATGCCCCCGGTGCCGACGCCCGGTGGTCCCGGGTGAGGAGCGTTGGTACGACGAGGACGGCCAGCCCCACGTCTGTGAACCAGCACAGCACGACGGCTGTGGGAGCGACGAACCGTCGTGACCTGGGAAGGGCTGACGCCCCCGTACGCCACCATCGTGGCCGACCCGCCGTGGTCGTACAACCGAAGCAAGGGCATCCAGGGCGCCATCGACGACCAGTATTCGACGCTCACCGGCTACGAGGTCGCCGCCCTCCAGGTGGAGGCACTCGCCGCCAAGGACGCCCACCTGTACCTGTGGGCCACCACGCCGAAGCTCTGGGACCGACCGCACCCCGCCGAGATTGCGGAGGCGTGGGGCTTCACGTTCAAGACGATGATCACCTGGGTCAAGGGAGAGAAGTCCGGCCTCGGCTGGTACTACCGAGTCGACACCGAACACTGCCTGTTCTGCACCCGAGGCAAGGCGCCTATCCCACCCGAGCTGCGCCAGTCCAACGTCCTCTGGTCACCCCGAGGCGCCCACTCGGCCAAGCCGGCGGCCTTCTACGACATCGTTGAGTCGGTCAGTTCAGGGCCGTACCTAGAGCTGTTCTGCCGGGCGCCCGTCATGGGCTGGGACTCTTGGGGGAAGGGCTACGAGGTGGCCTCATGAGGTGCAACGTAACCCCGCCCGGCGACGGCCGAAAAGTGCAACATATCGACGGGAGGGACGGCAATGGCTAACCCGGTGACGAGGACGGTCACGGTCCCGTTTGCTGGCGACCTTGAGCCACTGAAGCGTCAGCTTGCCGTCCTGCGGACCCTCTGTTCGCAGATCGGGTTCGCTATCGACACGGCCCTCCTGGCGCTGGACGAGCCCGACTCCTGGCCTGACGCCGACGTGCAACAGTTCGACGGGTCAGACGATGGACGTTGATCTCCCGATCATCCGCCCCACGGTGGTCTACCGCTGCCGTAACTGCAAGAAGCTGGCCTACGGTCACGCCATCCTCCCGGCTGACGACAACCCTCCGTCGATCGACTGTGCCTGTTGGAAAGGGCCACGTTGGGAGCGAGGCGTCTGGTTCCCCGAACCCGAACAGTTCGACGGATCAGGGTGCGGTGACTGACCGCCGCGAATACGAACGGCGCCGACTGGCGACGTTCCGCCGCCAACACCGCGGCCAGGAGCCGCCGCAACACGGCAAGAACGGCTACCAGAACTACGGCTGCCGCTGTGCAATCTGTACAGAGGCGGTCCGCAGCCGCTAGCTGTTTGTACGCATTCCGCTTGCTACTGCAAGCGCATCGGTGTAATTCAGGGGTGTGGCCGACGCCCTCGAACTGATCGGCGCGGTACTTATCGTCGTCGGTATCGCCCTCTGGGCGTGGCCGCTGGCCCTGATCGTCACCGGCCTGTTCCTCGTCGCCGCCTCCTGGTCCCTCGCCCCGCGGCCCGGACGCGATGGGAAGGCTGCTCCGGTGGCGGCGAGGACAGGCCGGTGACAATCCTGGCCCGCCTCCGCGAGGCCCGCTCCCTCGAGAACCCGCAATATCCGCTCACCAGCCAGGCGCTCATCGACATGTTCACCCGGCCGATGTCGTCCGGGGTCGCCGTCGACGAAATGTCGGCCATGACGGTCCCCGCCGTCTACCGGGCCGTGAGCCTGATCGCCGGCACCGCCGCCGGTCTCCCACTCAAGATCTACCGCGATCAGGGCGGGCAGCGGACCGAGATACGGACCCCGCTCCTCGAGGCGCCCTACCCGTTCGTGACCCCGTTCGAGTTCTGGGAGCTGGCCTACACGGACATGCTGCTGTGGGGCAATACCTACCAGTACAAGGTGTTCAACCAGCTGGGCGACACGGTCGTCAAACTGTTGCGAATCCCGCCGTGGCAGATCCAGCCGATCCCCAACACGACCCAGAGCCCCCTCCACCCGGGTCCCAAACTGTTCCGGGTCGCCGGCAGCGACCAGCAGTTCGGTCTCGGTGAGGTCATGCACATCTCGGCGCTCGGCCACACCGGGCTGCGAGGCCTGTCGCGGGTCGGACTGGGTGCTGAGGGGATCGGGGTGGCCCTGGCCGCCGAACGGACCGCAGCGAAAATGTTCGGCGAGGGTCTCCTGTTCACCGGGATCCTGTCGTCGGAGCAGGACCTGACCCAGGACGCCGCCGAGACGCTCGGGGCCCGGTTCCGGAAGATGATCGGGTCGCGGGGGCCGGGAGCGAAAATCCCGGTGTTGGGTCGGGGCACGAAATTCGAGCGGGTCTCGATGGATGCCACCGAAGGCCAGTTCCTCGAATCCCGCCAGTTCCAGGTCCTCGAGGTGGCCCGCCTGTTCGGGGTGGACCCGGCGCTGTTGATGGACCCGACCGCCGTCATGAACTACGGCGAACCCCAGAAACAGAACTTCCTCGATTTCACGATGGAGACGTGGCTGCGCCGCGTCGAACAGGCCGTGTCGTTGCATCTGACACCGAGGGGCCAGTTCGCTGAGTACACCCGCTCGGCGTTCCTGCGGGCCGACACCCAGACCCGCTATGAGACGTACGCCAGGGCGGCCCAGTTCGGTCTGCTGACCCGCAACGAGATCCGGGCCCTCGAGAACCTCCCGCCGATCGACGGGCTCGACGAGCCGCTGACACCGGTCAATCTCGGTGGCGCCGCCAACGAACAGCCTGTGGCCGGGCAGACACCGGCCACGGACGGTCAGGGGGTTCCAGTTGGAACTTGAACAGCGGTCCGCGCCGCTCGAACGGGTGGCCGTCAACAACCGCAAATTCCGGGGTCACGCCGCGGTGTACGGCCAGAAGGCGTGGATCGGCGGCGACTCGGGGTTCTGGGAGGTGATCGAACCGGGTGCGTTCGATCGGGTTCTCGCCGACGGACCCGATGTTCGGCTTCTGCTGGAACACGACCCGCGGTGGCTGCTGGGACGGACCACTTCCGGAACGTTGCGGCTGTCGACCGATAAGAAAGGTCTGGCCGTGGAGGCGGACATGCCTGACACGTCCTACGCCCACGACACCGCCGAACTTGTCACCCGCGGCGACCTGGCCCAGATGTCGTTCGCGTTCGATGTGCCGTACCCGCCGCAAACGGAGTTCGAAGTGTGGGAACGCCAGAAGGACGGGACGGACCTGCGCCGCCTTGTCGATTTCCGGGGCCTGTGGGACGCCTCCCTGGTGTCCTACCCGGCGTATGAGGGGACCGACGTCGCGTTGCGTTCGGCGACGCGCTGGCGGGCCGATGTGGAAAAAGAAAGGCTGCTCGCCGTCAGGCGGCGGCTCGCGATCCTGAAAGGAAACAGCTAATGCCGCCCACGCTTGAAGAACTGCGCGAGCAGCGGAACGACGCCGCCACCCAAGCCGACCAGATCGCCACCCGCGACGACCCGACCAGCGACGACCTCGACCGGGCCGACGTGCTGCTCAACACGGTCGAAGATCTCGACAAGCGGATCCTTGTCCTCGAGAAGAACGACCGGGTGAAGGAACGGCTGGCCGAACCCCGCCCGGACCCGAAACTCCCACCGGCCGGCGACCCGGACCGGGAACGGTCCGACAAGGCGTATGACAAGGCGTTCCGGTCTTGGATCCGGGGTGGCCGCGACGCCCTCGAATCCCGCCAGCTGGAGATTCTCCAGAAAGGCCATGTCGATCTGACCGCCGAACAGCGCGCCCTCGGCACCGGGGGGTCGGCCGGCGGGTACACGATCCCGGCCGGGTTCCTAGCCAAGATCACCGAAACGATGAAGCTGTTCGGCGGGATGCGCCAGGTCGCAAACGTCATCTCGACCGACTCGGGCAACAGCCTGCCGTGGCCGACAAACAACGACACCGGCAACGTCGGTGTGATCCTGGCCGAAAACAACGCGATGGCCGAACAGGACGTCACCTTCGGACAGAAGACCCTCGGTGCGTTCATGTACTCGTCCAAGATGATCCGGGTCAGCTACCAGCTCCTGCAGGACTCGGCGTTCGATCTCGAGTCGTTCCTGGCCCGCAAGCTGGGTGAGCGAATCGGCCGTATCCAAAACACGCATTTCACCACCGGGGCAGGTACGACCCTCCCGTTCGGTGTCCTGACCGGCGCCACCTCCGGGGTGACGACGGCGGCGCCGACGGCGATCACCTACGGCGAAATTGTCGACCTGATCCACTCCGTCGACCCGGCCTACCGGTCGTCGGGACAGGCCCGGTTCATGATGGCCGACTCCACTCTGGCCCTGATCCGCAAGCTGGCCGATTCGACGAACAGGCCATTGTGGCAACCCGACGTGCAGGCCGGCGTGCCGGGCACGATCCTGGGCTATCCGATCACGATCAACCAGGACATGCCGGCCGCCACCGCGACTTTGGTCCCGATCGCTTTCGGCGATTTCAACGCCGGCTATGTGATCCGCGACGTCAGCGGAATCCAGGTCCGCCGCCTCGAGGAAAGATACGCGGAATATTTGCAGGTCGCTTTCTTCGCGTACGCCCGGGCTGACGGTGTGGCCGACGACACCGCCGCCTACCGCGTCATGACGATGCACGCCTAGCAGGGGGTGACGAGAACATGCCCGGTAACAGCGACGAACCCGACGTCGTAGCGATGGTGTCCTACGACGCCGACGGGAACCCCGACCAGTCCGAAGGGTTCGAGGTCATCGACGACGACGCCGACGCCGAAAACGGCGACGAGACGGAGGAGAAACCGAAGCGGCGGGGCCGCCCCCGGAAGGTGGCCGTCGAGGAAGCGACAACCCGATAGATGGCTGACAGCCGGATCCTCGTCGGTGCCCCCGCGACCCTCACCGTCACGTTCTACGACGGTGGGGAAACGGCGGTAGATCCGGGAACCGTCACCGTCACGATCACCCGGGCCGACGGCACCGCGGTAGCGACCGCCGCGGCAACCAGCGGTTCGGGTGCGGCGGCCAGAACCTACGCCCTGGCCGCCCAGACCCGCCTCGACCATCTCAGTGCCGTGTGGACTGGCAGCATCGGGGGACGGTCCGTCACCACACGACACGAGGTGGTCGGCGGGTATTACGCCGACCTGGCAGAGATCCGCACCCTCGACGCCCTCGCCAACACGTCGAAGTATCCGACGGCGACGCTGGAACGGGCCCGCTGGCAGGCCGAAGACAAATTCGAGGACGCCACCGGCGTCGCCTGGGTTCCCCGCCACGACCGGTACACCGCGGTTGGGGACAACACGACCAGCCTGCTGCTGCGCTGGCCGCGTCCCCGCAGCCTGATCGCGGTGACGATCGACGGGACTGTCGCTTCCGATCTGACCCTGTTCCAGCTGTACGAAACGGGCCTCATCGAGCGGGACTCGGGTATGCGGTTCCCCCGTGGGGCGACGAATGTCGGCAACGTGGTCGTGGAGTACGCCCATGGTTATGACCGGCCGACGGAGGATCTGCGGTGGGCGTTCCTCCAGTACGTCCGCTATCTGATCCTGGACACGACGTCGCGGATCCCTGATCGGGCGGCGTCGTACTCGACGGAGTTCGGCACGTTCCAGCTCGTCACCGCCGGGTTCAACCGGCCGACCGGCCTCCCCGAGATCGACGCGGTCCTGAACGAGCACAGCCATCGCACGGCCGGCGTAGGGGCGGTTTGATGTGGCGACCCGGTCGACGGCGCCCACCTTCCGGGCCGCGCTACTCGCCGCCCTCCAGGCGCGGCCCGCGTTATCGGCCGTCCCGGTCACCTATTCGCACCCCGGCGACGCCAGAGAGAATGAAGCGATCTACCTGGGTGAGGTTCGTGGGTCCAGTGATATCCCGACGATCAGAGCGGCCCGGAAAGCACGTCAGGAGCGTTACACCCTGGATGTCTGGATCGATGTCGACGCGGTCGGCCCGGACGCCCAGACAGCCTCTGAGCGGGCCTGGACGCTGTACGGCGAGCTGGAGGACATCCTGGCCGACGATCCGTCGGTCGGGCTTCCTGCGCCGTTCTGGGCGGTGCTGGGCGACTTCACGGAGACGCTCATGTTCGATGAGGCCAGGAGAGGTTGGGGGAGTTTGCTGCGTGCCGGTATCGATGTGGAAGCGAGGCTGACATGAGATTGAAGTACACCGGCCCGCACGAGGACGGCGTTGAGATCCCGGAACTGGGGATCACCGTCGAACACGGCGAGATCATCGAGGTTGACGAGCAGACGGGGAAACGACTGTCGGCCAGTTCGGACTGGCAGATCACGTCGCGGACGAAAGGTGATGACAAATGAGCCCGCTCGCGACCGGCCTCGGAGGCCAGCTCGGCTTCGCAGCAGAGAGCACCTACGGCACGTTCGTGGCGCCGACCAGGTTCCTCGAGTTCACCGAAGCGTCGGTCAAGTACGAACGGGAACGGATCGAATCGAACGGGATCCGCGCCGGCCGCCGGGTGCTGCACCGCTGGGCCCAAGGTGTGCAGCGCGCCGCGGGGGACGTCACGTTCGAGATGGCACCGCAGGGGTTCGCCCTGTTGTGGGCCCATGTGCTGGGTGGGACCGACGTGATCACCGGCACGAACCCGTACACCCACACCATGAGCCCCGGCGACCTGGCCGGGAAATCACTGTCGCTGCAGATCGGTAAGCCGGACCTGGGTGGGGTGGTGCGGTCGTTCACCTACCTGGGCTGCAAGGTGACCGGCGCGCAGGTGTCGGCGGCGGTCAACGAGTACGCCATGATGACCGTCAGTTTCTACGGGAACCATCTCGACACGGCGCAGATCCTGGGGACGGCGTCCTATCCGGCGGGCCTGACCCCGTTTGATTTCACGAAGGGGACGGTCACACTCGCCGGTTCCGGGTTCGACGTGAAAGAGTTCACCCTGTCGATCGATAACGGCCTGGCGGTGGACCGCCATTTTCTGCGGACCACGACCCCGGAACGATCGAAAGAACCGTTGGAGAACAGCCGTCGGTCCTACACCGGGTCGATGACCGCCGATTTTACCGACCTGACCGCGCTGAACCGGTTCATCAACGGCACCGAAGCGGCGCTGGTCCTCACGTTCAACGCGGGGGCTTCCGCCCAGACCACGATCACGATGAATGTCCGCTTCGACGGTGAGGACCCGGACATCGGCCAGGACATCCTGGAACAGCCGTTGCAGTTCAAGGCTGTGTCGTCCACGTCCGACGCGGCGGCGATCACGGTCGTCGTGATCAACGCTGATGTTGCGTCCTGATGGCGTCCCGCCCGGTCGACATCAAGGTTGAGAACCTCAAAGAGGTGTCGCGGATGGTCCGCGACGTGGGTGACACCGAACTCAAAAAGCAGCTGCGCCAGGCGAACAAGAACGTGTCGCAGATCGTGGTCGACGCCGCCCTACCGATGGTGCCGGTCAAGACAGGCAAGCTTCGCCAGTCCGTGAAGGCGCAGGCCACCCAGACCGCGGCGTACGGCAAAGCCGGTTCCCCGGTCAGGGTTCCGTACGCGGCGGCTATCCATTGGGGTGAGGGTTCCGGCAACGTCGGTGGCGGTTCGTCGCGCCGCAACCGGAACATTCAGGGCCGCCCATTCTTGTGGGACGCGGCTGATCAGACGATCAACCGGGCTGTCGCCGAATACGAGCAGCAGGTCCAGGATCTGATCGACAGGGTGGTGAGATGAGATGGCGCTAACCCAGCTTCCGGCCCCGGAACCCGACGAGGGCCCGTCGGTTGTGATCGACGCCAACACCCTCACGTTGGGGGAGTTGGAACAGATCGAGGATCTGACGGGCCGCAACGTGACCGCCGAACTGGGCCGCGGTCAACCATCGGCCCGCACCCTGACCGCGCTGGTGTATGTGTTCAAGCGGCGGTCGGACCCGGCGTTCACGATGGAACAGGCCCGCGAGTTGAACATTTCGTCGTTCCGGGTGGATGCGGCGCAGGACCCAAAAGGCGGGAACGGCTGAGGACGATGGCGACCCTCTGCCTGGCGTTCGGGATCAGCCCCGCCGACTACCGGTCATTGACGATCGCTGAACACCGGGCCCTGTGCGACGCCCTGAAGAAAGCGAATAAGGGCTGATGGCGCGGGGGACCGGCACCGTCCTCGTCAAGTTTTTGGGGGACACGTCGGACCTGAAGAAAGCGGCCGGGGACGCCGAGGACCACCTTGGGAAGGTTGGGTCTGCTGTCGGGTCGATGGCGAAATCGGCGTTGATGGTTGGTGTGCCCGCGCTGGCCGGGTTCGGTGTGGCGGCGGTCAAGGCGTTTTCCGAATCGGAGAAGGTGGCGGCCCAGACCGGCGCGGTTCTGAAATCAACCGGGAACGCGGCTCATGTGACAGCCCAGCAGGTTGGGGGCCTGGCCGACAGCCTGTCGAAAATGAGCGGGGTGGACGACGAGGCGATCCAGTCGGGTGAGAACCTGCTGTTGACGTTCACGAACGTTCAGAACAAGGCAGGTAAAGGCAACGACATTTTCAGTCAGGCCACCCAGACGATGCTCGACATGTCGACCGCCCTCGGGCAGGACACCAGCGCGAGCGCCATCCAGCTCGGGAAGGCGTTGAACGACCCGATCAAGGGTGTGACGGCGCTGCAACGGGTGGGGGTGTCGTTCACTGAGAAGCAGAAGGATCAGATCAAAACGCTGGTCGAGTCGGGCCACACGATGGAAGCCCAGAAGCTGATCCTGAAAGAGCTGCAAACCGAGTTTGGTGGTTCGGCGAAAGCGGCCGGGGAAACATTCGCCGGTCAGATCGGCAAACTGAAAGTGGCGTTGGGCAACTTCATGGAGGACGTGGGGTCGAAAATCGTTCCGGTGCTCATGTCGTTGGGGAAATGGTTGGGTGACAACGTCCCGAAGGCAATCGCGGTGTTGAGCCCGTATCTGGCGAAGCTGTCCGACGCGGCGAAAGAACTCGCAGGCTGGTTCTCTGACAATGTGGTTCCGGTCCTGGAGAAACTGTGGGGGTTCATTCAGGACAACGTGCAGCCGGTCATGGCTGCCTTGGCGGTTGTGGTCGGTGTGGCCCTCGTCGGCGCGGTCGTGGCGTTGGGTGGTGCGATCGCCGGTCTGTTGTCCCCGTTTGTGTTGATCGTGGGGGCGTTGGCGTTGGTGGCCGCCGGGCTGGTGTACGCCTACAACCATTTCGAGGTGTTCCACGATGTGGTGGACGCCGTCGCCTCGTTTTTCACCGACAAGGTGGTCCCGGCGATCAAGGACGCGGTGGGGGTTCTGTCGGAACAGTTCGGCCACCTGGCCGACTGGGTGCGGGAGGTGTGGCCCGCGATCCAGGAAGCGATCGGCCATGTCCTCGACGTCGTCAAGGGCTACATCGACTTTTGGGTTGGGGCGGTCGGGATGTTGTGGCACCAATGGGGCGACGACATTCTCCACGTCGTGCAGACCGCGTGGGATCTGATCAAGTCGACGATCGACAACTTCCTGCAGGTGATCCGGGGGATCATCCAGACCGTCACGTCGCTGATCAACGGCGACTGGGGCAAGGCGTGGGACGGGTTCAAACAGATCCTGGCCGGCGTGTGGGACCAGATCTTCGCCCTGATCCGCGCGTCGATCGAAACGGTCAAAAGCCTGCTGGGGGGGATCGCCTCAACGGTCGGTGAGATCGCGGAGCACGCCTTCGACGCCCTGAAGAACGCATTCCGGGGGGCGATCAACTGGATTATCGACCGGTGGAACGGCCTCGAATTCAAAGCGCCGCATCTTCCGGGGATGCCTGATGTGACGATCGGTGGCCCCGACATTCCCCGCCTGGCGTCGGGCGGCCCGTTCAACGGGCTGGCCGTCGTCGGCGAAGCAGGCCCGGAGCTGATCGCCGGGTCGGGAACGGTCATCCCCAACAGCCAGCTCGGCGGCACCGTGATCGTCAACTTCAACGCTCCGATGGACCGGGCCGGGGTCGCCCGTGAAATCGAGGGGATCCTGACCGACTTTGTCCGTCAGGGCGGCAACCTGAGGTTCACATAGCATGGCGAACGAGATCCGGGTCCGGGCGAACTTCCAGTCGGGAACAACGACGGACAACCCGCTGACGAACGTCGCCACGACGGTCAACTCGGCGGCGTTCGCGAGCCTGCCGGCGATCACAGCTACCCAGCATCTGGCGATCGTGCTGGACCCGACAGCGGTCGCGGGAGCCCCGGAGATCGCCTACATCACGGCCCACACGGCGTCGGCGACGAGCGCGACGGTGGTCAGGGGTCAGGAAGGCACCGCGGCCCGCCAACACCTCTCCGGGACGATCTGGCGCCACGCCGCCCTCGTCTCCGATTACGACGCCGTCCTCGGGTACGCCCAGGCTGTCGCCAACCAGGCGACGATCACCACCGCGGTGGACCTGACCAGCCTCACAACGACGGTGACGGTCCCCTACGCGGGACATCGGGTCCGCATCACCGCGGAGGTGTCGTTCCAGTCGACGGTGGCCGACGATGTGGCCCAGGTCCTCATCATGGAAGGCGCAACCCAACTGAACGTCGGGCCGGTGTTGTGCCGTCCCGCCACCACAGCGTTGAAGGTGATCGCCCACGCCATCGTTGTCCCGACCGCCGCCGCCCACACCTACAAGCTGCAAGGTCAACGTGTTTCGGGGACCGGGACGATCACGATGACCGCGGCGGCGACATCCCCGGCGTTCATCCTGGTTGAGGATCTGGGGCCAGCGGCGTGACCTACGGCGTGTACGCGACCGGGGTCGAGGATTACGGGTCAACCCCGGCGTGGGCCGGGTCGACCCCGGTCCCGCTGGTCGCGGTGGAAGTGGCGTTCACCACGAACCCAGGGGCGGCCCCGGTGTGGGTGAACCTGGGGGAACGCGTCAAAGGGTTCACGGTGCATCGTGGGAGGGCCGACGAACTGTCGGCGTTCAACGCCGGTCAGGCCACAATCACCCTGAACAACGAGGACCGCGCCTTCGACCCTGTGTACACCGCGTCCCCGTACTACCCGAATGTTGTGCCGATGCGTCGTATCAGGATCCGGGCCACCTACGCCGCCGCGACATACGACGTGTTCAACGGCTATGTGACGAACTGGCAGCAGCAGTATTCGCCACCGCAGGACGCCGACGCGGTGGTGGAATGCACCGACGCGTTCAAGGTGCTGGGCAACGTGCAGCTGTTGTCGTCGGTGTACGAATCGGAGGTGAGGGCGGACACCCCCACGTTCTGGTGGCGGCTCAACGAGGCGGCCGGGTCAACCTCGATTCTTGACGCCATCGGCGGTCGGGTCCTGACCCCGTTCGGGTCCCCGACCCTGGGGGCGGCGGGGCTGGTTACCCGCGACTCTGGGACGGCCCTCAGCGAAGCTGATGTGAACACCGGTTTTGCCAACCGTGGGACCTACTTCCAGGCCGGGGCACTCCCAGACTTTTCGATTGAAGCGATTGTCAAAACGGCGACGCAGGGGGTGGCGTTCAGCCTGGCCGATGTGGACAGCGGCGTGTATATCACGATCGGCACGGAAGGCGGCGGGACCGGCAAAGCACTCCTGCGGGTCTACACCACGATCGCGGGGTCGGGGACGAGCTGGACGGCGGTGGGGACGACCACCCTGACCGACAACAATCCGCATCACATTGTGGGGACCTGGACGGCGGCCAGTGCCACCCCCCGCATCTATGTCGACGGGGTGTTGGAAACGGTCGGGGCGTCAGGGAACAACGGCACGATCGGCGCCAACCAGGAGATGGTGGTCGGCAACCTTGCCACCGGCTACATCCCGACGGGGCACACCTCCGGGATCATCGGCACAACCGACGAAGCGGCCCTGTACGTCGGGACGGCGCTGACAGCGGCCCGGATTGCGGCGCACGCGTCGGCGCGGGCCACACCATGGAATGGTGATCTGACCGGGACCAGGATCGGGAGGATCCTCGACGCTGCAGGGTGGCCCGCGGCGGACCGAAACATCGACGCAGGCACGTCCACCCTGCAATCCTCCGATGTGGGTGGGACAGCCCTGACCGCGCTCCAAGCGGTGGAACAGACAGAGTTTGGTGCGCTGTTTGTCACGGCGGGCGGCCAGGTCCGTTTCATCAGCCGTTACAGCCTCCTGACCGCGCCGTACATCACGGCGCAGGCCACGTTCGGGGACAGCGGCACCGAACTGGAATTTGGCGATCTGACATTCGAGTATGACGACAAGCTGATTTTCAACGAGGCGCAGGTGTCCCGGTCTGGTGGCACGGTCCAGATCGTCGCCGACGCGACCAGCCAGGCGAAATATTTGCGGCGCACGAAGGTGGTCGGCGGTCTGCTGCACCAGTCGGACAGCACGAGCCTCGACGCGGCGAACTGGATCGTGAACCACTACAAAGACCCGCTGTTGCGGGTCACCGGATTGTTGTTGGAACCGTCGGCGGGGAACGATGCCACCCATTTCCCGCAGGTCCTGGGTCGCGAACTGATCGACCGGGTGACGATCAACCGGCGACCCCAGAACCTGGGGGCGGCCATCAGCCAGGATTCGCAGATTCAGGGGATCACCCATCAGGTCAACATGAAAACGGGGTGGGTCACCCGCTGGGATCTGTCACCGGCCGAGACGCAGGTGTACTGGATTTTGGGGACGGCCGGGTTCTCCGAGTTGGAGCAGACAACGAGGTTGGGGTTCTAGATGGGATACACCGCGCCCACGACACGCTCGACAGGGAACCTGATCACCGCGTCGATCTGGAACACCGATCTCGTCAACAACATTCTGTTTCTGGCGAACCCGCCTGCCTGCCGGGTGTATCACAACACCACCCAGTCGGCTACCAGCGCGGTGGCGTTGACCCTGGCGATGAACTCCGAACGTTACGACACCGACAACATGCACGATCTCGTGACGAACAACAGCCGGATCACGATGAACACGGCCGGTCTGTATCTCGTTACCGCCCACGCCGCCTTCGCCGCCAACGCCACCGGCCAGCGTGACCTGTACCTCCAGGTCAACGCCTCCACTTATATCGCCATGGCGACCACACCCAGTATCGGGGCGGGTGGTGAAACATTCCTGTCAGTGTCAAGCGTGTTCAAGTTCGCGGCGACCGACTACGTGATCGCCAGGGTGTTCCAGAACTCGGGTGGGGCCCTCAACGTCAACGGCACGTCGCTTGCCTACGGATGCGAAATGTCGGCCACCTGGGTTGGATCCGGATGACGCAACGCGACATCCCGGTCCAACCCCACGAGACGCCGGTCACCGCCGCGCTGCGCACGCTGGCGGCGATCATGGGGTGGGCGGTCGTTCACACCACCGACGGCGGCCACACCGCGACCAGCTATCACTACCTGGGGCGGGCGGTGGATCTGGCGGCCCGTTCCGGGCCCGGTGTCGACACGTCGGAACTGCTGGAGATCAACGAGCAGGTGATCCAGTTCGTGCCGCTGTCGATGATCAGCGAACTGATCTATTCGGGGCCGGGGAACATCTGTGTGAAAAACGGCCGGATCGACAGTGGTCTGAAACTGTTCGGCATCGACGTGATGGCGAGACATCACAATCATGTGCATCTGGCCGTGGTCGATAGTTTCACCTATTCGGGAGGTTCCCCTTTGCCTGCTGACGACCCGAACCGTGCCAACGTGTCCGCGCCGATCGTCGGTATCGCCATCACCCCAACGGGGAAGGGTTATCTGCTGGCCGGGATGGACGGTGGCGTGTTCGCGTTCGGGGACGCTGTCTACCTGGGGAGTTTGGAGTATGTGAAACCTGATGACCGGGCCTGGTTGCCGAAAGCGTGATCGGCGCCGACACGGTCGACCCGGTATCGGCCCTCGTTGTCAACGGGGGGATCATCGGCGTGTTCTTCGCGTTGGCGCTGCTGGGTTGGATCGGCCTCAAACCGGAACTCAACCGCCGCGACGACCAGGAACAACGCCAACAGGCCCTCATCGACACGCTCCTCGCGGTGTATCACCACGAGGTGTTACCGACGCTGGCCGACTATGAGAAACGGCTGTCGCCGCTGCTGGGCCGCGTGGAACGCAAGCTCGACGAACTGGAGTGGTATTTGGGTCAGGAGGAAGGTGGCAGGAATGAGGCGGCGCGGCATCCCCGAGGACGTGGCGTTAAAGACGGCCCTGGAAGTGGCATCCGTAAAAGCCCAGGCTCAAACGATTATCCGCCGCCTGCAATCTGACCTGGCCGCGTTGGAAGCCGAAGTTGGGCGCCTACCCGAGGAGGTAGCGGCAGATGACGAACTGGGACGGGGAGGAACGCAGGACCGGCCCGGACCCGGCGGCGCTCCAGAATGAGCTGCGGGCGGTCCGCCAGGACGTGGGCCGCCTGGCGACGGCGGTGACCAGCCTCGGGTCGGACGAGAAACTCCAGGCGGCGATCGACAGTGTGGCCGAGGAACAGAAACGGCATTGGCAACGCCTGACGGCCCCGTTGTTCGCCGCCATCCTGGTCATTGTGGTGGTGGCGGCGTTCGGGGCCCGCTGGTCCCGCGACGCCAAGGATGCCGCCTCGTCGGCTGGGCGGGTGTCGTCCTATGTGGACCATTGTCTGGTCCACCCGTCGGAAGCGACACCGGGGGAATGTGGCAACGCGGCGGCGACCGGCCAACAATCGACGGCGGTCCTGGCGATTTTCTGTTATCTGCGGATCGCCCCGGAGGACCGCACCGACGCCAACGCCCAGGCGTGTTTCTCGAAAGCGGCGGAACAGGCGCGGGTGGCGTCGGCGTCGGTGACGACCACTACCAGAGGGGGCTGAAATCGTGCTGGCGGCAGACACGTTGTGGACCGGCCTGTCGGGGCTGGTTCTGTTCCTGCTGATCCTGTGGGCGGCGATCCACGTGATCCGCAAGTGAACCCGGCCCGGATAGCGAAGTTCCTGACCGCGCTGGCCGGGGCGGCCGCCCAGCTGGTGGCGCTGGGTCTGGTCGATGGCACAACCCAGGGTGTGCTGACGGTGGCGATCAGTGTGCTGACCGCGGCGGCGGTGTTCCTGGTCCCGAATCAGCCTGCGCCTGCGGGGTAGGTCCTGCAACAGGTTCGGCGTCCCAGTTGATTGGGCCGTGGATCGTGCGGGTGGACAGGGCGTGTATCCGGTCGAGCAGCTGGGCTGTGAGAGTGAAGCCGGGGAGCATTTACTTCACCCCCCCGTCGGCGGACTCCGCGGCGGCGTAGCTGTCGTCACACAGCCACGGTTTCACACCGCAGATCTCGGCCAGGCCCGACAAATCGCGGGGCTGACCGAAGCGGCGGATCTCGGCGGGCCCGGTTTCGACCGGGAACCCGTACCCGTCGTCGGCCACGACCACCGCGTCGGCCGCTGTCTCCCCTGCCGGTTCCTGGGGCCGTCCGTTGTGGATCGGGACCGCCGGGGACGCCTGGACCACAACCGGGACCGGCGGCGGCGACGGTGGTGTTTCGCCGCCTGCGAAGGTGGCGGCGACAAACAGCAGACCTATCATCATTGTGTCAACCCTTCCATGAGGTGTTGGCCTGCCCCCGGAGGTTGCAGCCTGCCGGGGGCCTTTCCCTTCCATATCGGACGGTCACAGCCCCGCCTTAACCGGCGTCCTCGACGGCCGACAACCGCCGGGTCCCGGTGGTGACGGTATGCATCGCGTCGCGGACCTCGTCGTCGTCGGCCCGCAGGTATCTGGCCGTGGTCTGGATGGACTTGTGGCCCATGGCCCGCTGCACGACCCGGATGTTCTGCCCGTTGCGTAACATGGCCGTCGCACACGAATGGCGCAGCGCGTGGCCGGAAATCCCGTCGTGGGGGCAGGTTTTCAGACCGGCGGCGGCCATCCAGTCGGCCACCAGTTTCCCCACCCATGTGGGAGTGAGACGCCGCCCGGTCGGGCCCCGCTCCGAACAGATCAGCGCGCCCGGTCCGGGGCCCCGTTCCACCATCCAGATCCTGACCGCCTCGACGGTCTCGTCCGACAGGTAGGCGATGCGTTCCACCCGGCCTTTTCCGTGGATCAACGCCTGACCCGAGATGAGATCGAGGTCGGCCATGTCGACGCGGGCCACCTCGGCGCGGCGCAGACCGCACTGGAACATGAGCAGGACGACGACCCGGCCGCGCCGGTCGGGCACCGCGGCCAACAGCCGGTTGACCTGCGCCACGGTGAGAGCCCGCGGGATCGGGTCGGGTCGGCGCGGGTTGGTCAGTTCGGCCGCCACCCCGCCGATCACCAGCCCCCTGCGCCCGGCCCAGTCGAAAAACGGGCGGATGATCCCCAGGTTGGTACATCGTGTCGACGCCGCCCAGTGGCGGGCGTTGATCCAGTCGGTGACGGCGGCGACCACGACGGCGAGATCGGAGTGGGTACCGACCCCGTTGTCGTCCAGGAACCGTCCCAGGTTCGACAGGACGTGCCGGTAATAGCCTGCGGTGGTGTTCGGTTCGAGGGTTTGGCGTCGGGTCCGTAGGTAGCCGCGCGTCAAGTTCGTCCACACGTTCTGCATGGTGGCCGCCTCCCCGGTGGGCCGCCGGGTGGGACAAGATGACGGCATCTTAAATGGGGCTTAACTGTGGGAATCCCCAGGTTTTTGCGACTATCCCGTAATGCGCTGTGCCCTTAGCGTTGAGCAGCGCTACTGCATACTTCGTGCATGTTAGTAAACCACGGGCAGACTCGGGGACCGCACCCATGACGTGGGACAACTGAGGCGGACGGAGCATGTTGGCGGGGTCCAGATCGAACGCCTCGGCGATGGCGAGCAGCTCGTCGTCCTCGAACCGGCGCCGCCCTTTGAGCTTCCGGTTGGCGGCCGGCGCCGAGATCCCCAGGATCCGGGCCAGGTCCGACTGGGTGAGGTCATGCCACGCCAGCAGGGTCCGGATGTAGCGGGCCCGTGCGACCTGCGCCTCCGAAATTGTCATAACGACAAGATACTTGGCACAAGGGTGGCGGTGGGAACCGGAAACGTACCGACATCTTGCAACAGGTAGATACGCGGTACTAAAACTACCTTGGTGGTAACGACCCCTAAGTACCTCCTTGTCCAGGAACGACTCAACGTCGACCTCGCCGCCCGAATCCAGGAGTGGCGGACCCTCGGACTTTCCTACAACCGGATCGCCGAACTGCTCCAAGCCGAAACCCGGGTTCCCCTGACCGGACAGACGATCTCCGACTGGGTGCGCCGCCTCGAAAGCGCCGTTGCCTGATGGTCACCTCCGGGGTCGCCCTCGTCCTCATCTTCGGCCTCCTCCTCGCCGGGATCCTGGCGTGGACCACGGGCGACGCCCTGGACCGGCGCCGCCGGGCCCGCTGGAACGCCGAATGCCGCGAGTTCGGCTGCCACGAACCCCCCTACGACTGGGAACAGGAGGGATCGGCGTGACCGACACCCACGACGAGTGCCACCACTGTTCCCACTACAAGTGGGTCAACGGCCAGCTGTTCGACACCGCCATCGCCCTCGAGGTCGCCGAGGAGGAGCTCCACCGGATCCGGCCCCGCCTCGGCCAGGCCGCCGACGCCCTCACGTGGTGCCTGGCCCACATCGACCCGAAACAGGTGCCCGGCTGGGTCCGCTCTGCCTTTGAAGAGGTGTCGGTGTGACCGACAGCCTCGACGTGTACACGGCCGAACTCAACCGGTTCTCCGGCGAGTTGTGCGCCCGGGTCGCCGACCTCGAAGACGACGACCTGACCGGCGAGATCCTCAGCCGGGTCCGGGAAACCATCGCCGCGATGCTGCTCATCGAATACGAATGCGAATGCAGGTTGGGCCGTGGATGAGCGGGTCGAACGGGCCTCCTGTCCGATCTGCGGCCGGCCGACGCATCGGTGGGTGAAGGTCCGCACCTTCAAAGCGCCCCGTGATCCTGAGGTGGCCGCCACGTTGTGGCTCCACGACGACGACAACACCCTGCGCTGCGATGAGTGACCCGACCGCCGCCGATCTCCTGGCGAAACTCCACGTCGAGACCCGCATCCCCGACCCGCGACTGGTCCAGCAGATCGACAAGGGAAAGTTCGTCGCCGACGCGGTCGGGCACGCCGACATCACCGACATTCTCCTCACCCACGACCCGCTGTGGACGTGGGAGCCGCTGGCCTACGACGAGTCGGGCCTGCCGAAGATCACGGTGGACAAGTCGGGGCGGCTGGCGATGTGGGCGTGGCTGACCGTCCACGGCCACCGCCGCCTCGAGGTCGGCACGTGCATGGCGACGTCACCGGACCCGCTCAAGGAGCTGGTGGGGGATTTCCTGCGCCGGGGGGCGATGCGGTTCGGGCTCGCGTTGGCGTTGTGGAGCAAATCTGACTGGGAAGCGGGCGGTGAGAGTTCCCGGCCTGGGGAGCGGTCCTCCGGACGGAAACCTTGGGGAAGTGCCTCCGGGGAAAACGGCCCTCAGGCCGGGAACGTCCATCCGTTGCCAAAGCCTACCGACGCCGGTATCGCCAGACACCCCGCCTCGGGGCCCGTCCTGCCCACCGATCAGGCGATCGCCGCCAGGGCGGTCGAGCTGGGCCTGACCGACGACGAACGCCAGGACATCATCCGGGCCGTCACCGACGGGCGCACCACGTCGGGGAAGGACCTGCGGGGCAAAGAACCGGGGCTCGTGTTCGCGGCGATGGCCGCCAAAGCCAAGGCCAAGGCGCCGGCCCGTGGATAGGCGTCCCGGCTACGCCTTCGTCTTGTGCACCGCCTGCGGGCAGGACCTGCCCAACGGTGGGGCCCACATCGTGATGAGCCCGGTCAACCCGGATCTTCACCAGCTGTACTGCCCGGGTTGCTGCCCGTGTCAGGCCACCAGACCGTCTGCGGCGGCAGATGGCTAGAGATCCCCGGCTCCCCGGTTTCGACAGGGCTACTGGCTCTCCTTGCGCCAGTCGTGGGGCCCGAGGAGATCGAGGAGCCGGGCAGAAATGGCGCTGCAAGAAATGCGGATTAATTACCGACTATTGGGCACGGGCGGAACGACACGCGGACGAGCTGGGGCATCCCCGAATTGAGGTCGTGTTTTCAAAGGGGGAGGTTGCATGACCCGGAAGCGATGGAAAGACCCGGACAAGCGAATGCGGCGGGCGGTCGACATGAGGCGGCAAGGCTGGTCGCTGCGACGTATCGGAGCGGAACTGGCCGTTAGCGAAGGAACGATTCGTAACGACTTAGCCCGTTGGGTGCATCAGCAGGAAAACCAAGGACCGGCCCGACCATCTCTCAGTTTGGTTCGGTCTGCGCAATCGCTGCGTAACGGCGGTGCGCAATCAACCGCTGATTACGCAGGCGAAATACGCACCGATTACGCAACAGGCGAGGGGGCGTAAGTGAGGATTCCGCGGGCGATCATGGTTGAGATCGAGCGGGTGGGCCGGCTGATCTTCGAGGGCGAGATGACCTGGGAGGAAGCGCTCGATGCCTTGGAGCCCTTCCTCTACAAAGAGGAGTATCGGCTGCTGACGTCGGACGTCCTGCGGAGGTTCCTCAGGAAAGAGATCAAGGCGTGGCTGGCATCCCAGGTGCGCACTGCGGCAGACGACGAGGAAACCGGCCAGCAGCCGCTGTGGGCCCCGGACCTGCCGCCGTACATCGAGATCGCGGTGGCGACCCGCAAGCATCAGAACGCCATGACGATCAAGGACTGGGAAGCCGCCTACAACCAGGCGCAGGTAAAGGCAGACAACGCCATTGGGTACCGCGAGCGGATCGGTCAGGCATTGGAGCGGGCCAAGAGGGAGCTTCACGGAGATCAGACCTGCGGTGAGGCCACGGGGTGATCATCCGAGTTAAACACGAGAAGAACTACACCGTCATCAGCGACCATTCACTGCGTGACGACCGGCTGTCGTTCCGGGCAACCGGCGTCCTCGCCTACCTCCTCAGCCTCCCCGACGGCACTGAGTTATCGGGGGTGCGGCTGGTCGCCGCGAAGGCCGAAGGCCGCGACGCGGTGTACACCGCGCTGAAGGAACTCCAGGACGCCGGCTACCTCCTGAGAACCAAACGGCAGGACGAAACTGGGCACTGGTACACGTCCTGCACCGTCCGCGAGCTTCCTGGAAATCCCCCACCGATTACGGGTTTCCAGAAATCGGTTACCCGACAATCGGTTAACCAGGAACTAAAAGCTTTTAGTACCTCTAGTGAGTACCAAGAAGGAAACGCTCCGCTGGAAATCACACCGGCCCCCATGCCAGCCGAGTTGCGGGCCCGTCTCCCCAAGCACGACCAGGACGACGAGCAGACCGCATGACCCGCCCTCACCGCCGCTGTCTCGGCCTCCCCGGGATCCGTTGCGACGAACTGACCCGCAACCCTGGCGGCCGTTGCCGCCGATGCGAACAAGCCTTCCAGCGGATCCGCAACCAGAAACGCACCCAGTACGCCGGCGGCTGGAAACGCCTCAGCCAGAAAGCCCGTGAAGAAGAACCCTGGTGCCACCGGCCCGGCTGCCCCAACCCACACACCAGCGACCTCACCTTCGACCACGAAACCGGCACCGTCGAATGCCGCCCGTGCAACAGCTCCCACCGAAGGAACCGGGCATGAACCAGACCATCCTGTTCGCCATCGGCATCTTCGTGGGCTACGTCCTCTGCAGGCTAGGTGTCGGATGATGCCTCAGTGCATCGTCCTGGGCCGCCTGATTAGCGGCGCCCTCGAAGGGCTGTGGATCGGGTTCCGGGAACGGCACGACGACCGATCAGGGTGCGAACTATGACCCTGCCCCCTTGGCCCAAGATCATCAAACTGGACGACGTCATCGACGCCCTCGAACAGCTCGCCACCCAAGTCGACCGCAACTACGGGCTCATCACCGGCGCCCTCGCAGACAGAGACGCCACCATCGCCCACCTCCAACACGACCTGGACGAACACAAGCAGGGCGCCGCCGGCCGCCAGGCTGAGATCGACGCCCTCAAAGCCGAACTCGAACGGCAAGCCTGGTACGCACGCACAGGACGCCGGCCATGAGGGTAGCCCCGTCCCTCCCCCACCCTTCGTGGCGCGCCGTCCAC